GATACATCACGGTTCCCACTGTTACTGCAGGAGAGCCTAACACCGCATACACAGGATTCACAACTGCACAGTTGGTAGCTATTAAGAATCCTCTTACAACTGGTATTGGTTCTGTCTTTATGAGACATGCTGGTATTGGATACACCACTAATACTCCACCAGTTACATTTGCTCTACCCAATATCCTCGTTGGTATTGGAACAACAATTGCATTTGGATCTCAGAGCGGTGCATATGAAGTTGATGAACTTGTCACTGGAAGCCTCAGCGGCACTACCGCGAGAGTCAGATCACATGACATTGATACTGATGTAGTTAGAGTTGTGGTAAATAGTGGTGGGTTCTCACCTGGAGACATCCTCACAGGATCCTCCTCCACTGCTAGATATGCTGTTCAATCCTATAGCGATGACAACGTTGAGTCTACAGGCACAGGTGCAGACTTCTTTGATAATGATGATCTTGAGACAGCAGCTGATGCAATTCTCGACTTTACTGAGTCCAACCCATTTGGTGAATACTAATGTTAGGAAAATACTATTACCATGAAGTCATAAGAAAGACGATTATCGCTTTCGGTACAGTCTTCAATAATGTCCACATCAGGCACAGTGACTCTGGTGGTGTGGAGAGTGATCTGAAGGTCGCAATTGCTTATGGACCTGTACAAAAATTTCTTGCCAGACTTGAGCAACAACCTAAGTTAAACAAGACGGTTGGTCTCACTCTGCCTCGTATGTCTTTTGAAATGACTGGTATCAGTTATGATGCCTCCAGAAAGACAGCGATTACACAAACTTTCAAGGCTGTCGATAGCACTGACAGTAATATGAAGAAGGTGTATATGCCAGTTCCATATACGCTGACTTTTGAACTTAACATCTTGGCAAAACTGAATGATGATTGCTTACAAATCATTGAACAGATTCTGCCTTATTTCCAACCATCGTTCAATGTAACCATTGATCTTGTTTCTGCAATTGCAGAGAAGAAAGATGTTCCTATTGTCCTAGAAAATATCTCCTTCACTGATGACTATGAAGGTAACTATGAGACAAGAAGGGCTTTGATTTACACCTTGACATTTAGCGCTAAGTCTTATCTGTTTGGTCCTATCGCAGACAGCAGCGACGGTCTTATCCGCAAGGTTCAAGTCGATCAATATGCTGGAGCAGATACCACAACTGCGAAGCGTGAAGTTCGTTATACAGTCGAACCTGATCCAGTTGATGCTGCACCCGATGATGACTTTGGATTCAGCGAGTCCGTAAGTTTCTTCACTGACTCTAAAAATTATTCGCCTGGCACTCAGGATGATCGATAACCATGAAAGACTTTGACTCTATTGATAAGGCTCTAGATATCGAATCCTCGATTGTAGAGTCTGAACCTGCACCTATCAGCAAGAAAAAAGAAGAAAGGAACAAATCAGAAATTCAAAAAGACTATGAGTATACTCGTGGTCAACTGTATTCTTTGATCGAGAAAGGTCAGGAAACCTTGAATGGTATTATGGAACTAGCAGATGAAACGCAATCTCCTAGAGCGTATGAAGTTGCTGGTCAGTTAATCAAGAATGTTGCCGATTCAACAGATAAGTTGATTGATCTGCAAAAGAAATTAAGAGATCTAGATGAAGATCCTAAGTCCAAAAACCCAACAACCGTTAACAACACTATGTTTGTTGGATCGACAGCAGATCTTGCTAAGTTTTTAAAGAAATCTCAAGACGATATTCAAAACACTTGATGCTAAATACTCGGCCAAGACGAGTAAATTATGCAAAAAGTTATTAATATTCTAGCACTTCTTTCTTTTATCGGGACTGCTGGAATTATCGGTGGAGGTACATTTGTATACCTCAGACGTGCAGAGATTAGTGATAATGTAAAAGCAGAAGTAACCAAGGCTGCTACAGAAGCAATTACCGAAGCACTTCCTGGTCTGCTTGATAATGCTATGCCTGCACTACCCACTACCACAGGTCCAGCGGTAGAAATCCCCAAATTGTAATTTATGGAAATTCCTGACATTGGTGTTAGGAATATCGGTATACCAAATGTAGGAGTTAATCCTATATTCCAACCTGGTATTCCTAGAAACTTCGTTATTCATCCACCAATTACCGACTTTCTCTGGAAACCTATAGTCGCGTATCCTGGTTGTGTTGAACATGCAGCTGCTATTGAGGATGATCAAAAAGTCATCAGATGTGATGGTGAAGTCCCTAGTTACAATGCTATGGACTATACACCTGAAAATTTGGTGATCAAAAAAGAGGTTCCTCCACCGAAAACGAAAACTCCAGATGCTCCAGAGGTTCCAGAGGCACCAGAGGTTCCTTCTAATGTGGTTCCTCCAGCAAAAAAAGATGAGGAAGTTCCTTGTCCTGGTCCTAATGCACCACGCATCGGTGATGTAGCACAGAATCAAAAGGAGAGAGTATCTGGTTTTGAACTACAAGGTGATATCTGTGTGGTTCTTTATGAGGATATTCCTTGGACAGCACAATATCTACCAGCACCACAGATTGCTGCGACCACTGGTGGTATTGCTGTAGTTGCTACTAGTTCTGCTCTGCTTGCAAAACCATTGGCAGATTTACTGCTAAAGGTTATCAAACCAGTAATCAAAAAGGTTATCGGTAAGGTGCAAAAACTTATTGGGAAGAAGCAGAAGATCGAATCCCTAAAGGAGCGCCGAGATCAGCAGCGGATACGCTCGCACGCCCTGCGGAAGCTGAAGGGGAAGGAATAGAGTGAGTGTGTGGATGTGCATGTCCTGGAGGATTGTTAACCATCACATCTGCACATACCGCATAGTAAGGACTCTTGGGGTGGAAATAAATTCCTTGCTTTTTCATTTCTCCACAATTTTTGAGTCTTGCAAGTTCAAAATCTAGACGCTTATTAGCAAGCAATTGCGCACGATAAGCGTTGTGAGTTGCTGCTGCTTTTTTGCATAATTCCTGCGCTTTTCCATCCAGAGGAAAAGATAAAGTAGCAGAGAAACCTATGCTTCTGTTGTGATTATCTTTCTGTCCAGTTCTAGTCGGAACTTCATAGAGAATCCCACCTGGATTATCCAAAATTCCATCCTCGTCCAAGTCTGACATATCGTAGACAGGATCGTTATAGGTTGGTTCATAAGGCCATTGATAACTCTTCGATTGAGTCACATATGGCGTGAAGTTTAGAGTGGGTCCTTGGCAGCTGATACCATCACCATATGTGTTGGTGATATAAGGACCCTGAAGGACCTGAATAGCCTGGTTGGTGACTGATCCTGTGCTATTTGCAATCGGACTTGCCGTTGCACTTACACCACCGACAGTCTCTGCACGAGCAGGAAGAGCACTTACAAGACATAGGATTAATCCGTAAACACTGAGGTTGTATCGGTCACGCTTGTGATTTCCGTGACCCTTTGAATTACTGTTTGATTCGTCATCCCAGGTCCTTGATACGTTTCCGTGAACTGGAAAGGTGCTCCTGAGTTGAGGATCGTATAGTTCGGTCTGCTGTTGAGATTTAGGGAACTGCTGGTTGAACTTACTGATCCCGAAACCCCACCCATGGGACTTACTGTTACTGTATTTGTGTTTGTTGAAGGACTCAATGACGCGGAACCAGTTCCGACGTTTGTCCCTGTCACGGTGTATTGCCATCCTGTTGAATAATCAATTGAGTTAATTGTTTCTGTTACTTTACTCGTCGTTTCTGTGTGACTCGTCATCGAGCCCTGAGTGAAGTTTGGGACAACTGGAACTGCTTGGGCAGTGGCAGTTGAAAGCAGGATTCCCGCCGCACACAGAGCAATACTCCACATTGTCCCGCCAAAACGGATCATCGCGAGGATCCTCAATCAACGGTTAGTTCTGTAACGAATTGTCCCGTTGCCTGGGTACCTGCACCACCAGCGGTCAAAGTCATAGCACCAGCAGAGGTGATCGTACCTGCCAGACTACCAGCAGTACCAGCAGCATTGCTAGTCATCGAACCGAAGTTCGCTACATCACCTACAGAAACTGCACTAGTAGGAACTGCATCTGCTTGGGTGTAAGAAGCAGAATAGGAGAACGCATTACCAGAAGTAACTTGAGTGGCAGAGATATTACCAGGTGCCATAACACCACTGGTGATTGCACCAGTGGAAATGGTGTTAGCGGTTGTACCATCAGTGGTTGCTACGCCAGAACCTGATACACTGTAGGAAGAACCAATTCTGGTTGCTTGAGTTGCAGCGGAGTTGACATTCAACTGTACGCTAGAACTTAATCGGTGTGTAACATCGGCATGTGCTGGTGCCGCCAATCCAAACATAGCAAGGAGCACTAGGGCTCTTCTCATTGATTCTTAATCCTATACTTAGCTCTATTTAGTACTAAGGTTTTTCATATATAGAAAAAAGTTCCTGGTGATACTTTTTGACAAGAATAAATAACTGAAAAGTGTTACTTGAAATGGAAGAACAGCAAAATCATCTTGTTCAGTTGACGGAACAGAGACAGAAATTAGTTGAGAACTTAGGAACATTAGAAGAACAGACTACACAAACAAGAGAACTTATTTTAAAAACTCAAGGTGCTATCGAATATCTTGAGGCAGTTGGTGTACAACTCCCTGCACCTGCAGAAGAACTTAAAGAAGAGGGTTGACTCTCAACCTAGAAGGCACTATAATAAGCAAGTTGAGAGGCACACTCTTGACTGCGGTAGTCCCCTTGGTGGTTCAGGACTGGCGGCGATAGGAACCACCTTCTGACTCAGTAGCTCAGCTGGATAGAGCAACTGCCTTCTAAGCAGTCGGTCGTAGGTTCGAATCCTACCTGAGTCGCCTTGCCTCTGTAGCACAGTGGTAGTGCAGTGCTTTTGTAAAGCAAAGGTCGCAAGTTCAAATCTTGTCGGAGGCTTATGGAATACTTTTATCATTATCAACTTTGTGATGATAAAATTAAAGAGATGCGAGATGAAATCAATCAAGTTGTAGAAAGATATAGTGATAAGGTTGAAGGTAATATCTCAACAATGTATAGTAATCAGTATCACTTGAATGATGAGTGTAGAGGTAAGTTTCCAATATCTTTACAGGTACTAAAGGATATTATTGCAGATTGTCTTGGCGAAACTAATGTTTATATGTCAAATGGTTGGACAGTCTATGGTAAAAGAGGAGGATATCATGTTGTCCATAGACATAATCTTGAATCAAAAGATATCAAGGATATATGTACAGTCACTTATCTAGATGTCGGAGAGGAGGATGAGTGGCATTGTGGAAACTTATTTTTCTTCATCAAAGGAGAAGCTAGAAACTTTACACCATCGACAGGAGATGTTATAGTGTTCCCTGGTTCCATGTATCATGGGACGTATCCACAGACAAGTGAAATGAGACAAACTCTGAATATTGATTTCAATAGAAGCGAAGAGTATTTTCCAGAAGACTTCCTAGCTTGACGAAACTTCGGTTTTGTTCTATAATACTCTTGTCCGTGTGAAGGAATGCGTTGGGAGACGCAATATTCTCCCCCACTGCGGGATTAGTTCAGTGGTAGAACGTCAGCCTTCCAAGCTGAATGTCGTCGG